ACAAACGGCAGTGCACTTTCGTACGCTGCCGCTATCTCCTCAACATCAGACGACTTAACTTTCTTGATAAGGTTGATCCACGACTCCACGGATCGACCACTCCTTAAACGCTTTGTGCTTTGCCATCGTGTCTGGGCACTCGGTTGACGGTGGAATCCATCCGCGTTCCCTCCAGATTTCCTCGACGGGTCTGAATTTTTCTGTCCTCGTCTGATTCTCGATTAACTCTTTCCAGTTGCTCATAGTAAGCCTTTCGGGAACGGATAGACTGCATCAGCGTGAGGAGTCCCAGGCCGCGGTGCATTGAAGAACCTCCTTTTGTCTAACTCTGTAGGCTTCCAGAATGCTTCAGGAGCCTCAGACTTGATAATGTGAATGATCCTCTCAAGTACAGGAGAATCATCCGAAATGTTTGCAGGACGCTTTGCAAACGCTTTTTTCAGCATGGTTTGGTGGTGTACGCTTAACATTAGAATTACTCCTTCATAAGTAACATGGAATTTATTTCTTTGTGTCTTTGTTTGTGGCATGGCTGGCAAAGCCAAACAACATCTAGCTTTTTGTCATAATCTTCATGATGGGCCAGCGATTTTGAGTTGCTACACTTTTGGCAAGGCAACCGCACAAGATCGCCTTTTTTTATAGCCCTTGAAACTGCGTTATGAGCCGCAACTCTTCTTTTATCGGCATTTCTCCACAAGCGATTGACCTCGTTATGTAATTTTTTTCTATGATCCAATGTTGATCTTTTTTTATCGTATTCGCGGTATTTTTCAAGATTGTTTTTTCTGTGTTTTGAGTTGTCATTTTTTGTACACTCTTTACATTTATTAAGGTGACCGTCAGCCATGTATTGATGTGCGTAAAACTCACTTAACAGCTTGACGGTCTTGCACTTAAAACATTCTTTTGAATCGACCATGCTGCATCTCCTGTGCTGTAGATGCAACCATTATAGACCGATTCTAATTAAAAGGGATGTCACTATCCTCGTCATCGTTAGTCTTGGTGGGTCTAGCTTCCCCGTCTTTCTGCTGGAACTTTAGCCCCAGATACTTTCCGTCGGAACCCTCGTTGACCCATCCTGAAATCCAGTATTCAACCCCGCCAATCATTGCTGAACCTCGGTAGTCTGGGTGTACATCTTTCTCTTTTTTCTTGTTCTTGCTGATTGATCCTGTTAGTTCTTTTGGCATAGCTTTTCTTCCATTTGAGTAACTTCGTTGAGAAAGGCAACCAGATCAGCCTCGATCTTGGTTAACTCTTCCGGTTTTGGCTCGTAACGTACGATGAAAAGTTGTAGATGTTCAGGCAGTCTTGGGTCGAACGAAACAAAGTCGCACCAAGTACGTCCTGTCACGAGCATTTGAGTAAGCATTTGTGGTTTGTATTTAGCGGGAACCTCCTTAGATAAAAGATAGTCGACATGAGTGTTTGAGTTGGGACACTTGATCTCGATCAGCCCTGAGCCTACAAACCCATCAGGACTCGCTCCAAGCCACTTTATCGACTTGTGAACATGAAACCCTGTCTGTTCGACAAAATGCCCTGTGTGGATTTCGTAGGCTGCTCTGGCAACGGGTTCTTGCTCTGTTCCCCATTGCATAGCTGCGTTAGTGAATGAATCACCCTGTAAGCCCGTCAGACGCTCTGTAACGAGTTGAATCTGGTAGTTCCTACGCGTAGCCGTACCAGGTTTCGCAAGCGCGTCTGAGGCTCGTGAAGCGGTTAGGTGGCCCAGTCTTGCTTTGTGCCAATCATCAGTTCTTTGTTCCATGTCAGTTCATCTTTGAAAATATTTCTGCAAATTGTGTGTGTTCGTTGTGCGCAACGACTTTGAATGTCAACGAGATTTTTTTATGATGCTTGTTAAGAAGCCAATCCTCAAACAATGCTTTAACGCCGTTATAAATTGCAGGCTCGGCTAAAGGTCTTAGAGTGACCAGTAGTTTGAGTTCATTCCCTACGGCATAAGCACCCCAAACATCGTTCAGAAACTGTTGTTTTAATCCAGTCGTTTCAAAAGTGTCTTGGAACTCAAACCATAAATCTTCCAGTTCCAACGATCTTTTGCCGCTTTTTCTCCGTAAGTTAGCCATGTTTTTGCTCCTTTGTCTGATTTTTATCCGTAAATTAGCTGTGTTTTTGCACCTTTAATATCCCTCGTTCAATCATTGCTTGCATTGTGTTTATGTACGCTTGGTTCCAGAAGTCTCGACGTTCCTCACGAGACATTTCTTTCCCCTGGTCTAAGTATGCGTGACAACGAAAACAAAGAGATGCTACTAAAGCATCAGATACCTTGATGCCCATGCCTTTTCCTTGATTTCTATGGGCAGCGACTACAGTTCCATCTTCACAGAAACAAGATCCACAAGGCAGATGCCTGCAAGCCTCAAGCAACTTTTTGTTTGAGTACATTGATCTTCCTTAAGTCAAGTTCAGCGTCCTTCATCTCGTCTGTCCATACTAAGCCCTTCTCGATTGCGTACTGGAGGAGCTGCTCTACAAGATCAGAAAACTCAGACACGGTAAGCGAAGCAGTCGAAGGCTCGATCTCTTTTACGATACCTCCAGGAAGTTCAACAACACGAGAGGGTAGAAACCTTGTCTTAGCCCACTCGTGCCAGATGTCTTGGGTGTATTGCTGGCCCATTAGTTGTTCCGCGCAAGCTGTCAGGATCGACCAGTAAAGCCGATTCTGAGCCGCTGTGCGAGGAGGTTTGGAGATAGTTACCATGTAGCCTAGTTCAGTGGCTTCTATGGCCTCTATGACCCTCCTGCGGTCATTCTCAGTCGTTAGGATTGATCTCATTTCTCAGATACCAGTTGTAGTTAGCTCGAAAGGCTCGTCTCTCAAAGTCGGTGAACTTATCGTGACGCTCTGAGAACATGGCGTTGACCATGCGTCTCTTAAATTCTTTGCTGTCAACGTCAAGCCACATCAGGTAATTGTCGAGCCCAGACTCGTAAAGGTCTCCGAACAGGAACCTAAGAGCGGTAATCGTTTCATCTGTCGGTCTAGTTTTGTAGGGGGCTTTGCAAGCATCATCGACTGCCAGTTGAATCACAGACCAAAGTAGTTTCTTGCAACGCTCTGTCTGGATTGAGTCCAACAGTCCTTCTTCAAATGTGTTTAGGTTCATTTTCTTTTGTAGTAGTAAGCCCAGGCTTGCCTGTAGAGTTTTTCTTTCGTTACCAACTTGCGAGCCTCCAGAGCACGAATCATCTTGAGCGCATTCTGTGGTGTGCATCCAAACTTGGTTGCAAGATCGTTGAGTGACATCCAGTCATCGAGTGCAGTTAAGTAAGCCGTTTGTGTCGGCGTTAGCGGTTTAGACTTGTTGAGCATCAACCGTCCAAACTTCTCCACCGACTTCAGGAACTCATCTCGGTGTGAGATGAGAACCCCAGATTGCTTGGCAATGGAGAGAATCTGACTCATTTGATCTCCGTCAGTTCTTTCTTGCGTTGTTCCTTAGCTGCGTCTATTTGTTTAATAGCCTCAGGATCGTTCTTAAACACCTTGTACGCGCCTGTGAATGCTGCCTTCAAGTCATCAACTGTTTTGGCCTCTGAAAGCGTTTTTATGTGGTCGTCTACGGAAGGCTTATCTTCATCTGGTAGATCCTCTCCAGCGTAGATATACAGCCCGATACCGTGGAGCGAGATAGCTTTAGCTAGACACCTTTGCATCGCCGTGTTGACCTGGAAAGCGTCTGGGTTAGAGATTGCTTTGTTACGGTGATCCATGACAGGAAGTTGTGCGGTGCGAGATACGCCAAATGCTTTTACCTCGCAAAACACCATCACGGTGTCGCCCCACATCTGATGGGATTTGTACTCCCAGGTAGCCGTAGGGTCGTGTTGCAACAATGTATCTACAGCCCATGCCCACGAGAGGTAAGAAAGTCCATTTTTCTTCTCGACCTTATCGGTTACGTTGATCTTTCTAAGTTCGTTGAATTTCATGTTTGGCTCCGTTACTTTATGAACAGGAAGAGCAGTGTTCCGTAGCAAATCCCCAATAGCGCGCATAGTGCCCAGTCACTCCTCGTTATCTTGTACTTGGTCAAGTTCATACTCCTGTTGTTCCAACTGTTGTTGTAGCTCATAGTCTCTTTCCCTTTCGCGGTCATATTCGTAAAGTTGTCTGTCTAGCCACCAGTCGTAGTCAACGCTCATTGAAGTTCCATTGTGTAGATGGTGCAGAACTGTTCTACGTTGGCTGTAAATACAACCTCGTTGATCTTGATGTTGTAGTCATTGTCGAAGTATTCCTTGATGATTTTTTCTAACTGCTCTTGTGTAAGTACGATTTTCATGTTGGCTCCTTGTTGTGATGGAGTAATCTTAGGCTCATCAACCACTAAAGACTGTCATCGTGACGACAATCTCTGCCACTGATACCAAAAAGAAACGCCGTTCGTCGGTAAGTCCTACTCAGAGGTCTCTAGCCTTACTTAGGGAGCGAGGTTATTTATGCCAAATAGTCGAGCACTGGAACCCTTGGGCTCGTATTCGACAAGACCTTTTCAGTATCGGAGACATACTTTGTCTCAGAGACGAAGAGACTCTGCTGGTGCAGACAACGAGCAGGGCTAACATAAACGCCAGGGTGAAGAAGATAAGCGAGTGTGAGCATCTTCCGGCTATCCTGAGAGCAGGATGGAAGATCGAGGTCCACGGATGGGGGAAGCTAAAGGAAGGGTGGACTTGTAAGGTCATCGAAATTTGATTTAGACTGTCGATTGTTTCACCGCATTGGCTAGGGTAGCTCCCGAAGAGCGGTTTCGTCACCCGCCTGCCAAATGCACCTCCAGTGACGATAAACCTAGACGAGGTTTGTATGCACTACTATCCGCATCACATCGGGGATTTTCTGCGTGACACCGTTTCGCTGACCCCACAAGAATCCTACTTTTACCTGCGCTTAATCTGGCTTTACTACGAGTCAGAAAAGCCGCTTCCAAACGACATTGAAGCCTTGGCTTTCAAGATAGGAGCAAGAGGTAACGAAGAATCTCTTAGCCTTCTGCTTCGGACGTTCTTCACATACGAATCAGATCTGAATTCATATACGCATCAGAGGATTGACGGGGAAATTAGCAAGTATCAACGCAAGGCTAACTCTGCTAGAGGTGCGAATCAGATCCGTTGGACATTAGAAAAGGATAAGAAATCAGATCTGAAATCAGATGCGGATCAGATCCCAACCAATAACCAACAACCAATAACCAATAACCAACAACCAAATATAAATACACGCTCGGCAAGCTCGCTTCGTCCTGATGATGTTGATGAATCGGTTTGGGCTGATTTCAAGGCTCTTAGGAAGGCTAAGAAATCGCCTATCACTGACACAGCCATAAAAGGGATCAGAAAAGAGGCTTCTAACGCAGGCATATCGCTTGAGAAGGCTTTGCAGCTTTGCTGCGCTAGAGGCTGGCAGGGATTCAAGGCTGAGTGGGTTACAGACGATCTCAAGAAGGATGACCATTACAAGCAGTCTTTGGACATCATCTTTGGCAGAAACAGGCGAGAGAAGGACATTACGCCTCGTCAAGACTTGTTGGAGGGCTAATCATGGACTTGCAAGTGATCGAAGCCATCTTCAAGAAACTTTCCATGACTTACGGAAAGGCTTTTCTCGACCAGTATCGAGACATGAATATGCAGGAGGTTATGGAGAACTGGGCTCACGAGTTATCTGGCTTTGCAAACCTTCCTCATGCCATCTCTTATGCGGTTGAGTGCTTGCCTGGTGACAAACCTCCCAATGTTTTGCAATTCAGGGCTCTATGCAGGCAGGCTCCTCCTCCGTTCTATCAGCGTCTCGAAATGACGATAGATAAGACTAAAGGCTTAGAACAGGTCGCTAAGATTAAGGCGATGATGTCAAGACAACAAAAGGAGGTTCTATGAACGAGAAAGAAAGAGCATACAAACTGCTTTTTAAGCTGGCAGAAGAAAACGACTATGTGATTGTCCACAGCAAAGAACTACGGATTCTCTTGCAAGATTTGAAGTTGGCAACTAAGACCTTGCAAGAAACAGAAATTGACATGACAGGAGATATGGCATGAGAAAAGTTAGCAGGGGTGAAGTTTGTCTAAAGTACCTACAGTCAAGAACAACGCCAGTTACGACTATTGAACTCGCAGAGAAGTTAAAAGTTAGCCCACGGTCTATCCAGAACTCGTTAGAGCCTCTCATTCTCGATGGCAAAGTCATCAGGGGCATGGTCTGGAAGCAATCGTCGCCGGCCAAGAAAGCGGGGCTCTCTTATTCTTATCTTGCGGCAGACTCAAAGGTGAAGAAGAAGATCATGAAAAACGGGTCGGTCGAGGAGGTATTCGAGATCAACTTCAACAACCCTTTTAATCTGAGGGCATCATGAAGAAAAGACAGATGACTGACAGGTTGCAGGGCATGGCTGAAGATGATTCTGTGGCTCACGTTTACCGGATTGAACCAAACGGTAGACCTTGTGTTGCTTGGGATGATGCAAGCGGGATTGAGGTTGGCGCAAAACTCTACGCTGCGCCTCGCGAATGGGTTGGGCTGACGGATGAAGAGGTTAGTTATTGTCGGTATGCAGCAACTTTCTGTGATGAGCTAGACACGGCGTATATGGCGGAGCTTATTGAGCAAGCCTTAAAGGAGAAGAACACATGAACTTCCGTATCAAAGAACCTAAACAAGTAGTCCTTCATGCCCAAGGCGGAAGTGGCGCTGGTTTAAAGCAATGGGTTGGACTGACGGATGAGGAGATTGATGACTGTGAAGAAGAAGTCGGAATGCCTCAGTACGAAATCTCATCGGCTGATTTGTATGCGTTCGCCCAAGCCGTCGAAGCCAAGCTAAAGGAGAAGAACACATGAACCCACAACCCAAAGCCTTAGTGCTGGCTGATGCGCTAGAAGAACTTGACGTGCAATTCAGCCACACGGGTCTATGCGGAGAAGCTGCCGACGAACTGCGCCGATTGCATGTATGGGAAAAGGCTTACGAAGCCGTATGCGATGAGCGAGATGCGATCATAAGGGATTCAGATAAAGCCCATGCGCTTCTGCGATGGGTTGAGAAAGAGATGCGCTACGCCGGGTGGGACATACGCTTAAACGACCAGCACGGACGCACGGATGTGTACGAGGCCATCAAGGAGTTCTTAGCATGAGCGAAAACAAAAACGCAAAGACACCAGCAGATGACGGTCAGCCAGTGGCGTGGATGCACAACTTTATTGAGAATAATGTCATCACGCACATACCCGCAGATATTGGCCGTCACCCTGACCGATGGACTGCGCTTTACAAAGACCAAACTCCCTGCAAAACGTGCCAAGCACTTGCTATGGCAGTAATGAATGACCAGACATACCACGAAAAAGTAACCCCAAAGCAATGGGTTGGGCTGACTGATGAAGAAATCTATGAATATGCAGATAAGTATCTTTATCAGCATGGCAGTAATTACGGTATCAAAGCATTCGGTAAAGCCATCGAAGCCAAGCTAAAGGAGAAGAACGCATGAGCACACAACTTAAAGCCCTGCGGCTGGCTGATGCGCTGGACGCTGAGTTTGTGCAAGGACGAATAAGCAATAGCACGGGCAGGGAATCAGCCGTCGAACTGCGCCGATTGGCACTGAAGCAATGGGTTGGACTGACGGATGAGGAAATACAGGACTTGAGTTATTTATCTCAGAAAATCGACGAAGGTAATGCAGCGTGGTTTGATAGATGGGGATTCGCACGAGCAATCGAAGCCAAGCTAAAGGAGAAGAACAAGTGGTAAATATCGTAACAGGACTACGACTGAAAGAACCAAGCTAAAGGAGAAGAATCAATGAGTGGCGATCACAATATGAAAGATTCTTTTGAATGCCCAAGATGCGGACATTGCTGCGCTGTTGATGAATGGGAGGTTCAAGACAACGTGAACCATCCTAAGCACTACACGTCTCATCCTTCTGGCGTAGAGTGCATAGAGATCACGGAGCATATGAACTTCAACCTCGGTAATGCTACTAAATACGTTTGGAGAAGTAGCTTAAAGGGTAAAAATGTTGAAGATCTCAAGAAGGCTATTTGGTACTTAGAAAGAGAGATAGCGAGGATAGGATGACTGACGAACAAAAAAAGATTCTTAATTACCTGAAAAAGCGTAAGACACCTGCTGACCTAAAGTCAGTGAGGCTACAGACAAAGATCGACAAGCAGACAACTGTGAACTGCCTAAACGCTCTGCTAAAGAAAGGCTGCATCAAAACATCGTTTAGGATAGACCCGTTTACTAAAGAACGTGTTTGGGAGTGGGTCAAGGACGAATATGAGGCCAAGAAGGTGTCCAGACCGAAGAAGAAGTTCAAGCCTGTTCTATCCAAACCTAAGCAAAAAGAGGAAGGCGTAGACATCAGTTTCTTTAATAATCCGTTCAATCTGAGGGTAGCGTGAATGAGCTGGCTCTTTTCGCGGGCGCTGGTGGAGGCATACTCGGAGGACATTTACTTGGATGGCGAACCGTCTGTGCAGTCGAATGGGAACCCCACGCCGCAAGCGTACTTGTGCAGCGACAAAATGATGCGGTTCTCCCGACTTTCCCGATTTGGGATGACGTTCAGACTTTTGACGGAAAGCCGTGGAGAGGCATTGTTGATGTCGTATCTGGAGGGTTTCCCTGTCAAGACATTTCAGCCGCAGGAAAGGGCGCAGGAATTGATGGAGAGCGATCAGGTATGTGGCGAGAAATGGCAAGGATCATTTGCGAAGTACGACCCCGATACGCATTCATTGAGAACTCACCAATGCTCACTACTAGAGGACTCGATGTCGTCTTGTCAGACCTTGCCAGCATGGGGTTTGATGCGAGATGGGGAGTGTTGGGAGCAGCCGACGTTGGAGCTCCGCATCAGAGGGACAGAATCTGGGTTGTGGCCCACGCCCGTGGCGAGCGATGTGAGCTCTCGCAACACGCCTTACGCGCAGGGCGGGACACCGCTGTCGCTGGCTGTGAAGATTTGGCCTACTCCAATCGTAAATGGAAATTACAACAAGAAAGGTCTGAGTCCAACGAGCGGAGACGGATTGGCAACGGCGGTGATGAAATGGCCCTCACCAAGAACTGCGGGGATGTGCGGGGGCTCAGGCTCTTGGGAGTTGCTGAAAAACAATGTCGGGATAGAGCAAGCCCGCCTTATGGGAGCGGGGAATGGTGGAAAGTTGAACCCGACGTGGGTCGAGTGGCTGATGGGGTGGCCGCTAGAGTGGACAGACTTAAAGCCATTGGAAATGGACAAGTTCCAGCAGTGGCAGCAACAGCATGGAAATTGTTAACAGAGGAGATGCAATGAATCTAAACGAAGCAGCAGCCATGAGTGCAGCACAAGACATCATCGAGCAGGCGCAGTCAACAAGTGCGTTAGAACAACGAGCACTAGCAATTGTCAATCTGTCTGTAGAGCTACACAGGAAGGCCATAGACCTAAGACTGCAAGCAGAAGAGATTCTCAAAGAAATAAGGTATGGGTTAAAATGAAAGTTGGCTCCTTCCCCTCCTTTGCCCGACGCGACGTTGGGCGTTTTTTTGTATGAAAGCGGCGGTCTATACGGCGATCTTTGGCAACTATGACCCGTTGCACTACGCGGTCAGGCAAAGCGTTCCTACGGCCTTCTACGCGATCCTAGACAGCGCCAAGAAGCCTCAAGGGTGGCAACAAGTCATCACAAGCAGACGCTTCTCAGATCCTCGTATGGATGCCAAGTGGTTCAAGGTATTTCCAGACAAGCTAGAGTTTGCTGAGGATTACGTGATCTGGATAGACGGGTCGATAAGGATCACAAGCCCTGAGTTTGTGGCTTACATGATCGACCAGGCCGGAGATACGATGGCAGCATTCCAGCATCCCTGGCGGACTTGTATCTACCAAGAGGCCGGAGAGTGCTGGGATATGGTTAAGTATCGAGATCAACCTATCTTGGCTCAGGTCGAGCACTATCGGGATCAGGGGTGGCCGCAGGATGCAGGTCTTATTGCTGGCGGGGTTCTATGTTGGAAGCGGAGTTACATCAACCCCCAAGCAAATCAAGACTGGTGGATCGAGATGATGAAGTGGACGCTACAGGATCAACTGTCGTTTCCGATCATCGCAGACAGAAATGGGTTAGAGGTCAATGTTTGCACAGAAAACCTCATGGATAACAAATACTTTCAGGTGGTAGCCCACCATAGGATGGCGGAGTATGAAAAAAGTTCCGATACTCATTTGTACGGTAGGGAGTCCAAGTCTTGAAATCACGTTGTCGAGCATCCGTCTATACGCCAAAGAAGCGCCTATTTATTTGTCGAGCAGAACCGAGACAATGGATGAACGAGTTTACAAATGGGTACTCAACTCGTCGGGTAACTTTGGTGATGCCTACAACCGGATCATGGACGACGCATTCCAATACCACGATGCAGTCATCATTGCCAACGACGACATCTGCCTGACTCCAGACTCTTATAAACTCCTACTAGAGGATGCCGAGCATCTACAGAAGGCGGGGCATAAAGTCGGTGTATTAGGTGCGAGGTCTGACTACATCTTAGAAGCCCAGAACATCCGGTTCGAGGGCGGTGCAAGACACGGGATGAAATGGGCCGAAGAAGAAACGATCAAAGAGACGAGCGTCATTGCGCCAATCTTTGCTTACATCACGAAGGAAGCCTTCCAGGCAGTCAGGTTTCCTCCCATCAACTGGTTTTCAGACAACGTCTTTTGTCATACACTTACGGTATGTGACTTTAAGCATTTTGTTTCAAGGAGTTACGTTCACCACGCAGGCAGTCAAAGCGTTGGAAAGGACGACTCCAAGAACATCAAGGAGGCAGCAGCATGGCTGTGGAAAAACGAACCGGGGATAGCAAGGCATTACCGTCTCCCTACAGAATGAAAGTGCCTCCTGTACCCATCAGGTATGACAGGAAAGTAGGCATTCCTTTGCAACCACAAAAGGCTAAAAAATGAAAGGCTTGCTTTCCCCTAAAGTGATGATTGTCATCAAAGGCGAGGAAAAGGACGAGAGTTGTCCGCTTCCAACGCAAGATGAGGCTTTGAACGAAGAGAACAAGGCAATTGCAAAAGAGAAGGCAATGTATGGCCCTGAACGAGAGGGTGATACGCAGTTTTGGAGAGACTTAGGCGCAAAGTGGCGTATCTCTGCAAGCCAGGCTCAAGAAAGACGTTGCGGTAATTGCGAATACTTCGACATGGACATGGAAGATTGCCTGCCAGAAGGCGCGGGCTATTGCCATCAGTGGAACTTTATGTGTGCGCCAGATAAGTCTTGCGCTTCTTGGGAGATGGGCGATGAAGAAGGCGATATGGGAGAAGGCGAGACCGAAGAAACTGGGGAAGAGTGAACCTCTTTCCAAGTCTGAGAAAAAGTCCGCAAAAGCTATGGCCACATCTGCTGGCAGACCTTACCCTAATCTTGTGGATAACATGAGAGCAGCGAGGAAGAAATGAAAAAGACCAAGACTGAGAAGAAGATCAGTAAGGTTTACAACGAGTTCAAGGCTGGCAAGCTACATTCAGGCAAAGGTGGCCCGATTGTGAAGAGTCCTGCACAGGCTCGTGCGATTGCGCTCTCTGAAGCTGGTGTGAAGAAAAAGAAATGACTGCCGCTTGGACTAGGAAAGAAGGTAAGAACGCCAAGGGTGGCCTGAACGAGAAGGGTCGTAAGTCCTACGAGGCTGCAAACCCTGGTTCTAACCTGAAGGCTCCTGTTAAGAGCGGAGATAACCCGCGTAGAGCGTCTTTCCTAGCGAGAATGGGTAACATGCCAGGCCCAGAGCGTAAACCAGATGGTAGCCCTACTAGACTCTTACTCAGTCTAAAGGCATGGGGTGCGAGTAGTAAGGAAGATGCAAGGTCGAAAGCAAAGGCTATTTCGGCGAGGAACAAAAGCAAATAAGTGTTGCTTACAAACAACGATGGAGTAGTAAAATACAGTGGAAAACAAATGGATTCCTCCAAACGCAGGAATGGGCAGACCGAAGGGTGCGCCTAATAAGTCTACTGCGGCAGTACGGGAAGCCATTGCAAAGATGGCGGAACTAAACGCGCCTCGTTTTGCTATATGGCTAGACGAAGTAGCACAAAAAAGCCCAGAAAAGGCTTGCGATATTTACTTGAGGGCTATCGAGTACCACATACCTAAGTTGGCGAGAACAGAGGTAACAGGTCAGGACGGGCAACCAGTTGCTTTGCAAGTGACATGGGCGCAACAAGAATAGTCATTCCGTATGCACCGCGAGCGCAACAGCTACAAATACACCATGCGCTTGCAGACAAGCGATTCGGAGTCGTTGTGGCTCACCGTCGTATGGGGAAATCAGTCTCTGCTGTCAACCATCTCATTAGGGCAGCGATAGAGAATACGAAGGAGGCTCCAAGATATGCGTTCATTGGGCCTACCTACTCCCAGACCAAGCGAGTCATCTGGGATTACCTCCTCAAGTTTACCGAGCCCCTTAACGCCACCGCGAATATTGCAGAACTTAGGGTTGATTTCTGGGGTAGACGCATCCAACTTGCAGGGTCTGATAACCCAGACTCTCTTAGAGGACAGTATTTTGACGGGGTTGTATTCGACGAATTTGGCGACCAGAACCCTAAAATTTGGTCGGAAGTGGTTCGTCCGGCACTGTCAGATAGGATGGGATGGGCGTTATTCCTCGGAACCCCAAAGGGAAACAACCACTTTAAGACCCTGAGAGACCATGCAGAGCAGCATAACGATTGGGCACTGCTTGAGTTCCGAGCATCCGAGACAGGTCTTATCCCTCAGGCTGAACTCGACGCAGCCAAGTCTGAAATGGGAGACGACAAGTACCTGCAAGAGTTTGAGTGTTCCTTTGACTCAGCAATCGAGGGGAGTTACTACGGACAACTTCTCAATGAGCTACCGTCTGAGCGATTCCATGACATCCCTGTAGACGGATTAGCTAAGACTTACGCAGCCTGGGACTTAGGCATAGGCGACTCCACTGCAATCTGGGTTTGTCAAAGAGTGGGATTAGAGACGCGGCTCATTGACTTTGTAGAGAACCACGGTCAGGGGCTCGATTGGTACGTGAACTGGCTGAGAACGAATCACTACGAACTTGCCGAGCAGTTACTGCCTCACGATGTGCAAGTCAGGGAGTTAGGCTCAGGACGATCTAGGCTAGAACTCCTGCAAGAAGCAGGGCTAAACATCACGATTGTGCCGAGAATGGGTGTTGACGATGGGATACAGGCCGTGAGAAGGCTTATTCCTTATTGTTGGTTCGACTCCAAGACTAAGCGTGGAGTGGACGCACTAAGGAATTATCGGCGACAATACGACGATAAGCGTCAAGTTTATTGGGATAAGCCTCTTCACGACTGGGCATCTCATGCTTCTGACGCATTTCGGTATTTAGCAGTTGGTATGTCTGAGACAACATCTTGGTCAAAGCCTCTGAAACCTAACGTAAGCTGGGTGGTGTAATGGACGACGGTAGACTTAAAGCAATACTTCAAGGCGAAATCGACAACGCCATAGGCTTTCTTGAGACCGAGACGGTCGAGCAGCGCAAGAACGCGCTCACTGCCTACATGCGTGATCCCTACGGGAACGAGGTAGAGGGTCGCAGCCAGATCGTAACCGGAGAGGTTGCAGAAGCGGTAGACGGGATGCTTCCGCCTCTCATGCGTTTGTTTACGTCTGCTGACCAGATCGGTGTATTCGAGCCTGTAGGCCCAGGCGATGAACCGCTAGCCCAACAAGCTACTGAGTACACAAACTGGGTGCTGATGAAGCAGAACCCAGGCATCTCGATCATGCACGACTGGTTTAAGGACGCGATCCTTCAGAAGGTTGGGGTTATCAAAGCCTACTGGGATGACTCGATAAGCGTCACTAAAGAGCAGTACGCAAACCTTACCGACGACGAATTAGCTCTCATCATGTCTGATGGCACGATGGAGATCGCAGCACAAGAGACGGTTGAGCAGGATATTGACGGCCAAGTGATGCGCGTTCATAACGTTGCGCTGATGAAGAAAACCAAGGCCGGAAAGATCAAGATCGAGAATGTGCCTCCCGAAGAATTCTTGATCTCTAAGGCAGGTAAGACCGTAAGAGATACACCTTTCGTCGCGCATAGAAAACTCATCACAAGGTCTGATTTAGTTGCGATGGGGTTTGATGCAGAGATCGTGATGAACCTGCCTGTCTACAACGATCTTGAGTTTTCTGCTGAGTACATTGCTCGATACAACCGTGACGAGCAGCCTTACATGGAGCCAAGTCTCGACAAGTCCATGCAGACGGTTGAAGTGTTTGAGTGCTACCTAAAGACTGACTACGACGGAGATGGAATTGCAGAATTAAGACGGGTTCACTTTTCGGGGAATGAAATCCTAAGCAATGAAGAAACCGACTATGTGCCGTTTTACACCCTCTGTCCTATTCCGATTCCTCATAGGTTTTTTGGGGATTGCCCTGCTGACCGTACAGTTGATCTCCAGCTTATCAAGACTACTCTAACGAGGCAGATGCTTGATAACCTGTACCTACAGAACAACTCTCGTATGGGAGCAGTTGAAGGCCAGGTCAACCTCGATGATCTCTTAAGCGTTACGCCTGGTGGTGTGGTTAGGATGAAGAACCCTGGCGCACTTGTTCCCATCCAGGTTAATCCTGTTGCTCAACAGGTATTCCCGTTCATGGAGTACCTGGATTCGATCCAAGCCAAACGTACGGGCGTTACAGAGGCTTCCCAAGGGTTAGACCCCAACATCCTACAGAACGTGACTGCTGCGGCCATTGCAGCCCTTACGCAAGCCTCACAAGGAAAGATCGAATTAGTCGCTAGGATCTTCTCTGAAACAGGTGTAAAAGACTTATTCAAAGGGTTATTACATCTTTTATGCAAGTACCAGGACAAAGCAGTCATCATTCGGATGCGCGGCCAGTATGTTCAGTACGACCCGCGAGAGTGGTCGAACCAGTACGATTGCACAGTGAATGTCGGACTTGGTACGGGGAACATCGAGCAAAAGATGGCGATGCTCTCGATGGTTCTTGCAAAGCAAGAGCAGATCATTCAAGCGTACGGCCCGAACAATCCTTTAGTGTCTGTCTCGCAATATCGTGCGACGCTCGGAAAGTTGATTGAGGCAGCAGGCTTTGCAGATTCGGCTGAGTTCTTCAAGCAAGTAACACCAGAGGTTGATGCTGCACTTGCACAGCCTCAGCAACAAGGCCCAGATCCTGCCGTACAAATGATGATGGCACAGGCTCAGGCGGATATTGAGATCAAGCGTCAAAAGGCTATGGCAGATATTCAACTTGCAAGAGAGAAGGCTCTAGCCGAGTTAGAACTCAAGCGCATGGAGTTCGAGGCAGAAGCGCAGATGAAGGCTATGAAAGTCGGCGCAGGCATTACGTCTAACATTGAGATACCAGGGTAATCATGGCTTTAGTTGACGAACTACCGGCTGGATGGGATAGCTACGACGCAGCGCAGAAGATTGCGTGGTTTAACGCTAATAATGTCTCAACGACTGACTTGCTTAATGCTGGCGTTGATACCGATTCAATCAATTGGATGCTTAACAACGGGTACGCTCCGCCACCTGAGCCTGTTTACGAACCTCCACCTTATGTTCCCCCTCCTGTATACACGCCACCTCCCGTACAAAACGAGCCCGTGTACTACGAGCCGGAGCCGGTTTATTACGAACCACCGCCTTACGTTCCGCCACCACCTTATGTCCCACCACCGCCACCTGCGCCACCTCCTGCGCCTGTTTACAACGTATTTGGGCTTAACTGGGACTCAGGCTCATCGTTAGCGACAAAGCAGGGTTACGTTAATTCTTTGCTGGCTGCTGGTATTACGCCAGACCAGATAAAAGCCAAGATTGCCGAACTAGATCCGGCAAGTGCTACGCAGGCAAATTACGACTTACTAGGCATACCAAACCCGCCTCCGTACGTTCCGCCTCCAGTTGTGGAACCCCCGCCGGTTGTAACTCCGCCCCCAACAGTTACACCACCTCCTGTAACGCCGCCTGTTGTAGAGCCTCCTGCAACAGTTACGCCTCCTCCGGTTGTGGAACCTCCTGCGGTAACTCCTCCTGTAGTTACACCTCCGGTTAGTCCACCACCACAAGCATTTCCGCTAGAACCTGTTAACAATGTGAGCACACCTATGGCTACAACCTACAATGTCTTTGGGTTGGAATGGGATTCTGGATCTTCTTTAGCTACCAAACAAGGCTACATTGATACGCTTTTGCAAGCAGGTATAACGCCTGAGCAAATTAAAGCCAAGATCGTTGAGTTAGATCCAGCGAGTGCAACGCAAGCCAATTTTGATCTGTTGGGCATACCAACAGCGCAGCCTAATCAACCAAATGTAGACGGCGGATTGCTTAATCCAACGCAGCCTCCGCCTGGAGGGTTGCTTGATACGGCTACGCAAGCACCAACGACTTACGATGTATTTGGAGTGCAATGGAATACCGAAGCACCTTTAGCCACAAAACAAGGCTATATCCAACAGCTTCTTGCGTCTGGCAGGTCTAAGGCTGAACTACGCAACTACATCAGGAACGTAGACCCAACTAACGCAACAGACGAAGCATTCGCGGCTCTTGGTTTGCAAGACGCCCCTACTGCCGAGGTGCGTAATCCTTCCCAGGATGCCGTAACGCTGATGGCTGGACAACTTGGTTTAGGCCTGCCTCCTGAATGGCAATACTACACAGGCCAAGACAAAGTTAACTGGTTCAACTCCAAGGGGATAACTGCTGACATGCTCAGGCAGTACAAGGTTCCTGAGTTTGATATTCAACAGGCTATCTCTTACGGGTTAGGACAAACCGGTACGGCAGCGCCACCAACATGGAAGCTGCCTGCCGGTATGACACTTCCGAGCGATTGGAATGTTTACACGGGCGCACAAAAGATCGCTTGGTTCAATCAGAACAAGATCACAGCAGACATGCTGCGGTCTATGGGTGTGCCAGAGGCAGACGTTCAGTCATCTATCCAAATGGGGTTAGGGCAAACCACGACTACGCCAACAACGCCCAGTACGTTTGATCCTAGTCGCTACATACCTCCGACGTTTAACCTTCCCGCGACTAACTTTGTGCCGTTTCAAACGGGTGGCGGTCAAACAAGCCTTGCTGCGCCAACATCGGGATTCTTTTACAAGACAACGCCAACCCCAGAAGTTCCGTATCAGTTCCAGTCTGGTGCTGCTGGGTATACAAATCTTCGTCCCATGACGCTAGAGTTTGGCGTTCAACCTGCTGTGTCTCAAGTACAACAGTTCCAGCCTGGTTACTTCAACCAAACCGGCTTACTTAAAAACTACGATTGGGCGAAAACCAATACCCAGTTAGCAGAGCAGGCAGCGCAACAAGCTCAACAACAAGCAGCAAATGAGCAGGTGCAAAGCGGCGCAGCTATGGGCGGCAAGATCGTAGGCTTTACAGACTACGAAGAAAAGCCAGATGGCGAGGTCGGTTACGAGAAAGGCGGCAAGATCCGCTCGTTACTTGGGCCTAATCCAGACGGGCCAGACGAGGGTTATGCCAAGCTACAGCGTGGTGAATATGTCATTCGTAGGAAAGCAGTAAATAAGTACGGTGAGGACTTCTTAGAAGCACTTAACGAAGCAAGAATGCCTAAAGAGAAACTAAAGAGCCTGCTATGACACAACGATGGGAACGAGCAAAAGCATTACTTGGTGATGAGTTTCTGACAGAAATCTTCGATGAGTTGGAAAAAGACAACATCGAGCGTATCATCAACAGTAATCCTGACGACATTGACTTACGCGAAGAGTCATACGTGGCAATTCGCGCAGTGCGTCAGGTTAAGGCGCGTCTTGAATCTGTTGCCGCCGAAGGCGAGATAGTGAAGAGACGATTTAAGATTT